AACCTATCGCCAGACCCAGGAGGAGATATCCGCCAGCCGGAACCGGGATAAGGAAATCCAGTTTTCCAGAAAGGATAACAGGCAGAAGGCCCGCGCCGAGAATCAGCGGGCCTACTATGAAGCCAACCGGGAGAAGATCGCCGAGAATCAGCGGGCCTGGCAGAAAAAGAACCGGGAAAAATGGAACGCCTATCAGCGGGAGTATTACAGAAAGAAAAAGGAGGCGGCAAAATGCCTGGAGAAATCGGAATAAATCCGGACTACGACTATCTGCTGGATCCCCAGATGCGAGAGCCCCGGGGCTTCTGCGAACAATGCGGTGGAGAGATTTACACACGCGGTGAGCGGCTGTGCAGTGAGTGCAGGGAGGTGGAGTGATGGCGAGTCTGGTAGATGCTGACAAATGTCCTTGCAAATCGTGCCTGCTCGAGAGTGAATGTTTCCCGGGCCTTTGCTATAACTTCGCAAAGTGGCTAGAAAATCCTGTCGTTCCCTGCGCTTCTCCAGAATCAGCGGATTTAGGCTCCAGAATAAAGTATTACAGAAAACAAAAAGGTCTAACGCAAGAAGGACTTGCGCAGGCTATCGGAGTAACCAACTTCGCCGTCGCAAGGTATGAAAATGGATCGAGGGAACCAAGGATTTCAACGATCGTGGTCATCGCTAACGTGCTTGGAATTCGCTTGGTAGACCTTGTTGGAGGTAACGACAATGACCGAAATTGAATTAACCGCCCTGCCGGTGCTGGAATGCACCCAGGTTCCCATCATCGTGGAGAACCTGATGGACCTGGCGGCAGAATTTCAGGCCAGGAAGGACTACATAGATTCTCTGCCCCGGACGGAGGAAAACCTGAAGGCTGTGAAAGAGATCCGGGCAGCCTGCAACAAGCAGGTGGAGCAGCTGGAGCAGCAGCGCAAAGCGGTGAAGGCCGCTGTCATGGCCCCCTACAATGCCGTGGAGCGGATATATAAGGGCTTCATTACAGAGCCCCACAAACGGCTGGACGAAGCCTGCAAGGCCTTCACTGACCAGGTGGAGGGAGATATAAAACAGAGCTGCCAGCAGCGGCTGGAGGACTACTTCCGGGAGCTGAAGGCTATGAAGGGCATCCCCTGGCTGAAGTGGGAGCGCCTGGGCATCCGGGTGGACATGGCCACCGCCCGGCTGAAGGAGCCCGCCAGGGCCATGGACAGGATAAAGGCCTTCGTTGACCGGGTCTGCACGGATCTGGATACCCTGGCACAGATGGAGGGCAGCGCCCAGCTGCTGGCGGAATATGAAACATGCCTGGATGTTGCCGAAGCCAACCGCCGGGTGGAAGCCCGGAAGCAGGCAGAGCGGATCGCCCAGGAAAACCGCCGCGCCCGGGAAGCCCGGCAGACCCAGGCGGCGCAGCTGACCGGGGAAGCGGCCAAGGCGGCAGAGGCCGGTACCCTGGCGATGCCCCGGCAGGAAACAAAATTCCGGGTGACCTTCACTGTCACCGCGACCATGCCCATGCTGAGGGGACTGAAGGCATTCCTCGAAGATAAGAAATATGAATATCAGGAGGCACAGGAAGATGACTGAAGAGAAAAAGACGGATCAGAGCACCGCTCTGGCGCAGATCCCAACCACCGACAAGCCCACCATCTGGAACAATGCGGAGCTGATGCAGCTGGCATCCCGGCAGGCGAATATGCTGGCAAACTCCGGCCTGGTGCCCGAGGGGTTCCAGAAGTCCCCGGCCAACTGCCTCATTGCCCTGGACTTTGCCAACCGGATGAACATTCCGCCTCTGATGGTGATGCAGAATCTGTACGTGGTCAATGGTAAGCCCGGATGGAGCGGCTCCTTCTGCGCTGCCCTCATCGGCAGCAGCGGTAAGTTCACCCCTCTGGAATATGTGTTCGTGGGGGAGCAGGGCAAGCCCAGCTGGGGCTGCTATGCTGCCGCTACCCGGCTGGAGAACGGAAAGCGCTGCGTATCCGACACCGTGACCATGCAGATGGCCGCTGACGAAGGATGGCTCAGCAAGGGCGGCAGCAAATGGAAGACCATGCCCCGGCAGATGATGATGTACCGGGCGGCAGCCTTCTTCGCCCGGGCCCACTGCCCGGAGGTGATTCTGGGCCTGCCCACCACGGAAGAGCTCCACGACATCGATCCGGAGCCCAATGCGGTGCCCCGGGGTACCGTGACCGTGGAACCCGCCCCGGAGAAAAAGCCTGAGAAGGTGAAGCTCAGTGGACTGTAACGTCATTGCCACCGGGAGCAAGGGAAACGCGGTGGTGCTCAGCGGCTGCTACCTCTTCGACTGCGGTGTGACCATCTCCCGGCTGGACAAGGTGCTGCCAAAGCTCCGGGCGGTATTTCTGACCCATATCCACGGCGACCATTTCAACCGAAGGACCATCAAGACCATCCACCGGCGAAGACCCACCGTGTACTTTGTCTGCGCCAGGCATCTGCTGGTGCCGCTGTGCGGAGAGTGCGGGATAGACCCCACCAACGTGATCCTCTGCCAGCCTGGAGTCCCCCGGAGGCTCTGCTGGGGAGACGAGGCCATCGAATTTCAGTGCATCGACCTGATTCATGATGTGGAGAACGTGGGATGGGTGGTAAAGGCTGAGAGCGGAGCCGTGCCGGAGACGGCCCTCTACGCAACGGACACCCAGTACATTCCCATGGATGTGCCGGAACTGGACCTTTACATGGTGGAGCGCAACTACAGAGCCGATGAGCTGATGGAGCGCAGGGAGCGGAAAATCGCCGCCGGGCAATATGCCTACGAGGACAAGGTGGTCCGGTGCCACATGAGCGCCCGAACCATCGACGCGTGGCTTTCCAGAAATGCCCGGAGCTGGTCTGAGGTGGTGTTTCTCCATCAGCACGTACATATGGACCGGGAGGAAACCCAATGAGAAACCAGTTTACCTTCTATGCCAGCTTTTTTGAAGCGGCGCAGATTATTAAGAACAAGCAGAACCGGTGCCTGCTGTATGACTGCCTGTGCCGGTATGCCCTTCTGGGGGAGGAGCCGGATCTGGGCAAGCTCCCCGACGCGGTGGCGGTGGCCTTCGTCAACGCAAGGCCCAATCTGGCCGCTTCCCGGAAAAAGGCCGAAAACGGGAAGCAGGGCGGAAGCAAACCGAAGCAAACGGAAAGCAAACGCAAGCAAGAGGAAAGCAAACCGAAGCAGGGCGGAAGCGAGAAAGAGGGGGAGAAAGAGAACGAGAAAGAGAATGAGAATGAGATAGAGATAGAGGGAGAGAAAGAAAAGAAGCAGGGCGCAAGCGCCCCGGGCTCCCTCTTCACGGAGTTCTTTGAAGCATTTCCCAACAAGCTGGGCCGGGAGAAGGCCTGGGAAGCCTGGAAGAAGCTGAACCCGGACGAGCAGCTGGCCCGGAGGCTGATGCTGGCTCTGGAGGCCTGGAAAAAGAGCGACCGCTGGAAAAACAAGCAGGGCGACTACCAGTTCGCCCCCAGGGCGGAGGCCTTCCTGACGGATACGGGGTATGTGGACGCGCCGCCTGCGATGGAATCGGGAAAACGGCAGGCGGACGAGGATGAAATCAATGCCGTAAGGAGGATGATGCAGAATGAGCAGTCCCTGTGAACACTGTGAGGCAATTTGCCCCGCCAGCGGCTGCGCGGAATGGAAAGACTGGTACGTAGCCAACTGGAATGAAAATATCCACCGGAAGGTGACCATCGGGCTCACCGGACGGCAGGTATTCCGCTATGAGCACCCGGTCCGGGTGCGGGAGCTGGTGGCTGTAGCCGGGGCCCGGGAGGTGCAGGAGCTGATGCAGGGGAGCTACCTGACCCCTGCGCAGTGGCTGGTCCGGATGGGGCTGCTGGAAGGCGGCGCTGAGCCGGAAATCTGGGAGGACGAAGATGATTATGACGACCCGTAACGGAAGGCTCTGCCCCTGCAAGGGCTGCCCGGACCGATACCCCGGCTGCTCCGACCACTGCCGGAAGGATGCCTACCTGCGCTGGAAGCAGGAGCAGGCTCTCATCCGGGCCAACCGGGCAAAGGGACGGGATAATGACAGCTATACCGTGGATGCCATCCGGAAGAACAGGAGGCGGTGCAGATGACCAAAGCCCAAAAGACGGAAAAGCCGAAGCCCAAGCGGTGCGCCTGCGGAAGGCAGCCCATCCTGGTGTCCATCCGGGGGGGGCGGACGCTCAGCTGCCCGGATCCTGTCAGCTGCCCTGGGAATTTTCGGACCATGTGGCAGAAGACGGAGGCGCAGGCCACGGAGGAATGGAATGCGTTGATGGCGCAGCGAAGAAAGGACGGATGAAATCATGATTACACAGAGGCAGGCGGAGGAGCTTCTCCGGCCCGGTGACGAGGTGTTTACAGTCAAGCCGGGGGCGCTGCTCCGGGCAAAGGCGCTGCAGGTTGGGCGGGGCCGGCTGCACACCACTGCCGGGATTCTGGAGTTTGAAGACCATGGTATCACCTGGTTCCTGACAGAACGGGCGGCGCGGGAGAACATGAGCTGAAAGCTGGGGAGAAAGGATGGCGAACGGTGATGGAAATGCGGCTGATCAATGCTAACAAAATAAAGTACAGAGAATACAGGGGCGGCGGTGGGCGTGAATATCCAGAAAATATAGTGACAGAAGAAGAAATTGCTCAAATGCCAACCGTGGATGCCGTGGAAGTGGTGCGGTGTAAGGATTGCAAGCATTGGGAACAGTATAATGCTTGTGACGGAACAAAACCGCATAGGTGCATGAACCATGATGCAATCTTTTATAAGCGAACGAACCCTAACGATTTCTGTTCCTACGGAGAAAGGAAAGACAATGACTGATAGAGAAAAGTTGGTGGAGCTACTTGATAATTTCCATCGTGATTTAAGTCCTTTTGCCGGGAATGAGAAGTTGTTTGTGGTTGATGACAATGTTGAACAAGCGGAATATCTTATCGCCCACGGCGTAACGGTGCGGGAGTGGATTTCGGTTAAGGATCGGTTGCCCAGCAAGGAAGAATATACCGCCAGAGCAGAAGATGGCACAGAATACTATGTACGGCTTCTGATTGCATACAAAACCGATATTGTGGAATACGAAATCGGATATTATGACGGCTATAAGTGGATGACGGAAATGCCCATTCGACTTATCAAGGATGTTGTGGCTTGGATGCCGTTTCCTAATCTGCCCCAACCGCCGAAAGGAGAAAGATTATGCGAGATTACTATATGCCAGAAACGCCTATCACAGATGCTATGGCAGTGACCAACGCCGACAAAATCCGGGCTATGACGGATCAGGAATTGGCGGGTGTTGTTGTATGTCCTCATACTGGTAACTGGGATTTGTGCAGGAACGACTGCCAGAAGTGTCGCCTGGAATGGCTGAAACAGCCTGCCGGGGACGATTGCTGAACGATTTGACAGCAACCGTGGGTTGGATGAAAGATTTACTGATTTCTTTGCTTGCGGTGGCGGTTTTGACTCTGCTGTTTAGTACAGACGGTTTCAGGGAAGATATACCGCCTTTGCTGGATGGCAACAGCCCAAAATATCCGGGGGATTCTGGGACGGTTCTTCCGGGAAATGGTTCTGATTCTGTTGAAGTTATCATGCCGGAATCACAGCAACCAACAGATTGTGAAACAGAAGGGAAACAGGAATCTTCCACTGCAAGGGAAGAAATCCACACAGAAAACACAAAGGAGAAGGAGGACAGCATGAATGAACTGACGGCTGCGGCCCTGATCGGCGCGGCGGCGGGAGTGGCTGCGGTGCTGCTGGGAGAAACAGCCGCCCTGCTGGTAGCCACGGCCTGGCTGAAAATAAGGAGGGCAGAGAAATGAAAGTGAAAATGTACGGCCAGAAACGTTTTCTGCACCTGCCGAACAACAAGAGGGACCTGCGATACCTGGAGAAACTGCGCCGGAGGAACCGGGAAAAGCAAACGGCCAAGCCGGTGGCGGCTGCCTGGAAGAAAATCCGAGGTGGAAAGGATGGCTGAGCGGGAGAACTGCCCGTTCTGCGGCAGCGGGAAGCTGCGGCTGGAGATCCGGACGGCGGATGTGACCGGGCGGAACGTCCGCCGGGTGACCGTATGTGTCCGCTGCAGCAGCTGCTTTGCCCGGGGCGGCACGGTGAGCGGAGAGGTTCCGGACCCTCTCTTCGGGGAGCCCCGGAGTGAAAAGCTCACCACCCTGCCGGAGCTCTGCCGCAGGGCGGAGGAAAAATGGAACAGGAGGAACTATGGGTAAAATCATTGCATGGCTGGGCGCTCTGGTGGTTGCCCTGGCGCTGCTGGCAATTGCGGGCATTCTGATCTGGGCGCTGGCATTCACAGCGCTGGAGTTGATCGACAATATCCGGGATCTGATGGGAGAGCTTGCCGAATGGCTGGAAAACCGGGGTGACCCGGATGAATGACCGGCAGAGGGCGGTGCTGGCGGCCCTGATTGAAAAATATGAGCAGCTCCACGGGCGGTCTCCCGGCTGCATCCTGGCGCATCAGGATGCTTACTGCATGATCAGGACCGATATTGCCCACGGGCGCGTCAGACCGGATGGACGGCTGCACTGGAAGGGCATTGAAGTGAAGGGGGTTGACCGCCCCGGGAATGCCGTGTATCTGGCGGGCGAGCCGGAATACTTCGCATAGGAGGAATAGCACTATGGACAAGCTCAGCCGGATGGCGGCGAATGCCCGGGCCATGGGGCTCAGCTACGGGAAATACATGGCGCTGCGGAGTGCCGGCGCGACACCCGCTCCGCTTGCCCGGATGCTGCCCTATGCGCCGGAAGAGGACGAACCGCCGGAGCGCCGGTGCGGGATCTGCGGGAAAAAGCTCCGCCCGGATGCCCCGAAGCGGGCGCTGACCTGCGGCCCGATCTGCTCCTATGAGCTGAACAAACGGCGCAACCGGGATGCATACAAGCGAAAACACAAACTGGATGAAATGGGCTCGCTGACCTGCCCTGGCTGCGGAAAAAGCTTCCGCCCCGGGAAGCGGGGGCAGCGCTTCTGCAGCAGAAGCTGCTCCGTGAAGGCCCGCAGGGCCCGGCTGCGCGCTCAGGAGAAAGGAGAAAAATGTCACTGAATGTGATCGCCCTGTGCGGGCGGATGGTAAGAGACCCGGAAGTGAAAAACGTTGCCGGGAAAAGCTGCGCCAATTTCACCATTGCGGTGGACCGAAACTACCGGGGCGCGGACAAGGAGAAGATCACCGATTTCTTCGACTGCACCGCCTGGCGGCAGACTGCGGACTTTGTGGGCCGCTACTGCCGCAAGGGCCGGGAGGTGACGGTGAGCGGCAGTATGGAAAGCCGCAAATGGACGGACAAGGACGGGAACCGCCGCATCAGCTGGTACGTAAACTGCGAGGGTGTAAACGGTGTAGGAGGAAAACAGGATGGCCAGGAACCGGCAGGGCAGGCAGGCTCCTTCGGTGCGCCGGGCGGCAGCTTCTCCTCCGGCTTGCCCCAAAACGGCTTCCGGCAGGACAGCTTCGGAAGCTATTCTCCGGTGGATATTCCCGGCGAGGACTATGCGCTGCTCACCGATGACGATGCGCAGCTTCCCTACTGAGGCGGCGCAGGAGCAAAACTATGACTTCCGGACGAAAGAAGACGCGCCTCCGGGAGCATCCCTGCAAGGGGTGCGTCCACTGGTACGGCGCGTATCCCTACGGAATCAGCTGCAACTACATCTTTGACACAGGCCATCGGCGGCCCTGCGAACCCGGAGAGAACTGCACGGTCAGGGAAACCGCCCCGGAGGGCAGCGGGGAAGGCTCCCGGGCATCCTGGGATCTGCTGTGAAAAATAGGGCTTCCCTTTTTCATCTTTCTTTGTAATACTGAAACGCACAAAGCATTCAGAGCCACGGAGCCGGAGATGCACCCTGAGAAAACGGGGTACATCTCCGGCTCCTTTTTACACAGGAGGATGAAAAATGGAATGCATCGCAAGCTTTATAATCCCGCTGAATCCCCGGCCCAAGAAGAACGAACACCGGATCGGCGGCTCCGGACCCAAATGCCCGGTGTGCAAAAAGTTTAAGCGGCAATTTGTCCGCAACGGAAGCACCACCACGCAGTTTGCCTATATGGCGGCCCGCTACCTGCAGCCCCGGCCCGCCGCCCCCATTGAAGGGCCGGTGCATCTGGTATACCGCTGCTACCGGCAGACAAAACACCGGGTGGACGATCTGAACCTCTACGAAGCCCTGGACGATCTGCTGGTGAAGGAAGGGATTCTCGCCGACGACAACATCAACGTGATCCGCAGCCGGGACGGAAGCCGCTGCTTCCACGACAGGGAAAATCCCCGGGCGGAGATCTACATCTACAGCTACAAGGAGGAGGAAGACCATGCAGGCGAAGACCTTCACGGTTGACAAATTTCTGGGCATCAACGAAGGTGCCGACGGCCAGACGGAGCTGAAAATGGGCCAGGCGGCCCAGATGGAGAATTTCTACATCTCCGACGGCTACAATCTGGTAACCCGGGGCGGTGCCAGAAGGATCACCCACGAGGAAGACCGGGAAAACGCTCCGGTGCTGGCCCTCTGGGCGGGGAATGTGGAAGGCACCGATATGATGGTAGCGGTGGACTTCCTGGAGACGGACCGGATCTGGATCTACACCGCCCGGGGTGGGGTGATCTCCTGGCTGAAGACCCAGCGGGGCGCTCTGGGTCTTACCTTCCCGGAGGACGCAAAGGTGAAAATCTTCCCCTTTGCCGGAAGGCTCTTCATCATGAGCGCCGGGAACACCCTGCGCTGGAACGGAGAGGAATTTGTCCCCGCGGACATTTACGTGCCCCTGGTGATCACCGGGGCCAGCCCCGCCGGAGGCGGCACCGCCCTGGAAAACCTGAATCTGCTCACCGGGCAGCGCCGGATCACCTTCAACGGCGACGGGGAGAGCAGGGAGTATATCTTCCCCGAGGAAGCCGCAGCAGTTTCCTCCGTGATGGTGGATAACCAGGCACCGGCGGAGGATGCCGGAATCTTCGACCCGGAAACACACTGCTATACCTTCACCGAAGCCCCGGCCCAGGGCATCGGGAATGTGGAATTTACCTATGAAATCAACCCGGAACAGGCGGAGAAGGACCGGCTGCGGGTGGTGAACATGACCCTGGCGGAGAACTACAACGGTCAGACCGACACCCGGCTGTTCCTGGCGGGAGACGGCACCAACATCTGCATCTATTCCGGAGTACCCATGAGCGGCGACATCACGCAGCTCTACTTCCCGGCCATGAATGAGGTGGCCATGGATATGGCGGCGGGTCCCGTCACCGGAATTGTGCGCAGCGACTGCCGCCTGCTGGTATTCACCCGGTCCGGCGCAGACCTCATCACCTACGAGCCGGTAACCCTGGAGGACGGCACCACCACCGCGGGATTCTACCTGAGAAACGGCAACCGGAAATTCGGCAACGAGGCCCTGGGTCAGGTACAGGTGACCAGAAACAAGGCCCGGACCGTATCCGACGGAGGGGTTTACGAGTGGAACTTCTCCTCCTTCTATGCCCGGGACGAGCGCCACGCAAAGCGGGTTTCCGACAGCGTGGAACGGAGCCTGAGAAATGCCGACCTGACCCGGGCGGTTACCCTGGACGACAATTTCGACCAGACCTACTACCTCTTCCTCAACGACGGGCGGATTCTGCTGAACCGCTATGCCCTGGAGGGGGATATCTGGTGCGTATACAAAAGCAGACTATTCCAGAATGTGCGCTTCGCCGCCATGCTGGGCTCCGTCCCGGTATTTGCGACGAACAGCGGCATCTTCCAGCTGACCACCTGGGCAGCCATGGACGACGCACAGGAAATCGGCGGAGAGGAGCTGCCCATCACCGCCGAATGGGAGAGCGGCTACATGGATTTCGGCACGGACTACCTGCTGAAGCACAGCTCCAACATCTATGTATCCATCCTGCCCCAGAGCCGCAGCCGTCTGGCGGTGACCGCATCCACGGACCGCCGCAGCGCCTACCCCGGCAAGGCCATCTCCTCCAATGTATTCTCCTACGGCAATATCTCCTACCGCCAGTGGAGCTACAACATGCTCAGCACCCCAAAAATCCGCCGGGTGCGGCTGAAGGTGAAGAAATTCGTATACTACAAGCTGATCTTCCGGGTGGATGAACCGGGCACCCGGGCAACGGTCCTGTCCTTTGACCAGGAAGTCCGCTTCGCATCCCGGGTGAAATAAGGAGGTACAACCATGACAGTGAAAGAAGTTTTTGATATGGCCATCCACCTGATGGATGAGCAGAACGAGGACAGCGGGGAGACCGAAACCCTGGACACCCAGGAATACAGGTTCCGGACCATCTCCATCCTCAACAGCGTGATCCCGGCCCTGGCACCCTACTCCGCCCGGCGCTGGGAGGGCAAGGAAAACGTAGCCCTGCTCTACCGGGGCGGCTACGCAAACCCTGACCTGGAGCAGGATATCCCCCTGGATGACACCCTCTGCGCCGCCCTGCTGCCCTGCTATCTGGCCGGGATGCTGCTGGCCGGGGAAAACGAGGAGCTTTCCGCCGTATTTATGAACCGCTACCAGCTGAATTTCGCCGACCTCCGGGGAAAGCAGCTGGGGGTATTTGAAAACGTGGAGCCCGCCTACGGGCTGTTCTGAGGAGGTAAAGACACATGGCAAAGCAGGACGAATATATCAACAAAATGTACGACACGGCGCTGGAGCAGCAGAAGGCGGGGCTTCAGCAGGACTATGACAATGCCGTTGCCCAACTGGATGGGCAGCAGGAGAAAGCCGGACAGCAGGCCCAGGCAAATCTGAGCAGAACCTACGTGGAGGCGGAGAAGGCCCGACGCAATCAGGCGGAAATGCACAATGCCTACGGCCTCAGCAGCGGCGCTATGGCCCAGGCCAGGCTGGCCCAGGACAACCAGACCGCCGCCAACATGACCGCCATCCGCACGGCGCAGCAGGAGGCGGATGCGGCAATCGCCCGGGAGCGGGATCTGCTGGGAAAGGAATATGCCAATGCCATCCGGGAGGCCCAGGCGAACAACGATCTGGCCCGGGCGGAGGCACTGTACAAGGCAGCGCAGGAAGAGGAGGCGCGGCTCCTGGCAATGCAGGAGGGCGCGGCGAATCTCATGGGCAACGCAGGCGACTACAGCCGCCTGGGGCAGCTCTACGGCCTGACGGCGGAGGAAATTCAGATTCTGGAAAACAAGGCCAGACAGACAGCATACGTCTATTCCGGAGGAAACGATGATGAAGCATGGTGAGATGGCACCCCTTGAGGATCTGCTGGAGCGCAAGCGCCGGATACGGAAGGCAGCCCCTGCCGCCCGGCAGGAGACCGGCTTCCGACCCAATGCCCTCAGCGCCTATGACCGGGGGATGAATCCGGGGGTTACCCAGGAACAGCTGGCGCAGGCGGCGCTCCAGGCTGCCCGGAACCGGGAGGCGGAGGCGGAAGAGAAGCTGGAAGAATACCGGCGCAGTCCCATGCGGCAGCAGGACTGGAATGAGGTTATGGACGATGCCCTCCGCCGGATCAACCCCGGACTGGGCAATCTGGACCTGCAAATCATGGATATGCAGGGCGCTGCCGTGAATCAGAAAGAGGCTGCCCTGACGGCCCAGGCCCAATACTACAAGCAGCAGCGGGAAGCGGCGGAAGATGCGGACCTGATGCAAAAGGACATGGCCCAGGTAAGCGCCATGCCGCCGGAGGACCGGCAGCTGCTGGAGCGGTATGTGGCCGGGCGGAACGAATGGCTGGATCACAAAGCCATTGCCGACTCCACCGCCGCGATGGTGGAACTGGCGGAAAAATACGGCCGGGACCGGGTGAAGGAGCTGGCGGAGAGCTATGAGCGCAGCCGCAACCAGAATCTGGCGGCACAGGCCCGGGAAGGGGCCGAAAGCGGCCTTCTGGGCAACCTGGCCTCCGTGGCTGCCAACACCATTGGGTCCGTCGCCAGCCCCCTGGGATATCTGCAGGAGGTTCTGGGGCGGACCGGACGATACCAGACCCTGGACCCCAACAATCTGGGCAGTATCCCGGGTCAGTATGCCGGGGCGGTGCGGCAGGAAACGGCGGAGAAAATCCGGGGCCGGGGCGGGCTGGGCAGGAATCTGCTGGCCCTGGGCTACGAGGGAATTATGGGCGCGGCGGACAACGCGGCCCGGATCCTGGTGGCCGGCGGCTCCGGATGGGGAAGCCTGGGCCTTGCGGCAGTGGGAAGCTTCGGCAGCACCGTATCCGAAGCCTCCGCCCAGGGCGCATCCCCTGCCCAGGCGGTACTGCTGGGCACGGCCAAGGCAGGCATTGAAGTGCTGACGGAGAAGCTGTCCCTGGATGAACTGTTCCGGGCGGGCAAGGACGGAGCCAAGAGTGCCGGAGAAATTATCCGCAATGTACTGCGCCAGGGCGGCATCGAAGCCACGGAGGAGGAAATCTCCATGCTGGGAGGCCTGGCAGCCGAGGCATTGATCCTCCAGGAAAAGTCCGGCCATGCCCGGAAGATCACGGACCTGGTGGCGGGGGGCATGAGCTACCAGGAAGCGAAGGAACAGGCAAACCGGGAACTGTGGGAGGAGGCAGTCTCCACCGCTGCCCGGAGCTTTATCTCCGGCTCCGCAATGGAGGGCGGCCGGGCGGCAGGGAGCTACCTGCTGGGCCGGAGACCCGGGCAGCCCGCGCCGGAGCCCTCCGGGCCCCCGGCTACCCCAGAGGAGGGACTTGCCCGGTTCCGGGAGGCAGCGGACGAACTGCTGGGACAGCCTGAAGCGGCAGCGAAGCCGGAAGATGACTTCCCTATGGGGGACTTCCCTGTGCATGATCCCGACGATCCCTTCCCCATGGGGAAGCCGGACGAGGCATTCCTTGCGTCTATGGACGAACTTATTCAGGACAGGAAGAGCAAACCTGAAGCACCTGACGGTGCGGGAGAAAGCTCCGGAATCAAGCAGCAGCTTCTGGAAAATCAGGAGGCGCTGGCGCGTATGGAGAGTGTTGCGGATATAAAAACACCGGCTGAGTTCGCAGGGATGGACCTGCCGCAGAAAATCAGCTGGGTTATCGAAAAATTGCGGCCCACCAACTATCAGGTGGACCGCAAAGGGTTCGGTGTTATCAAGTTTGCGAAGAAGCAGCTCCGGTCCGCATTCAATTATTTCAAAAGCGGAACTGTAGAAGAAGCTGCGTTTGAAGCAATCCCCTATGTACTGGAACATGGAACGGAAATTTCCTCCCGGGATAATCACAAAAACCGGGGATATGGAACGGTAACCTTTGCCGCCCCGGTGACCATTGACGGCAGACGGGGGAATATGGCTGTGGTGGTCAGGAGAACAACGGACAATTTCTATAAGGTCCACCGCATTTTATCTCCGGACGGTTCTGTTTTCGAGCTGCAGGA